AAATAATATAAACAATTGATTTTAAAATAGTAATACTATAATATATTGTTAATTAATAGCTGAGGAGGCGATTACAATATTTAGTAAATATGTCATTAAGAAAGGAGACATGGTGATACAACCCATTGACACTAAAGAAAGAAAATATGGAGGGACGCGAATATTAAAATATAAACAACAGATAGAAGAAGTAAAAGATAGAACACACAAAATTATTGAGAGATCATGTCGTTTTTATGGCAGTAGCTATCACTTTAAAAAAGAAGATACCATTAGAATTACTGGAATTATCAGTAAACCGCCGATATTATTTACACCGCTATTTCCTACTTACTTTTTTCCTACCCATTCTGACAGAAAAGATGAAAATGCTTGGATTAATATTCATTATGTACAACATATAAAGAGATTAAAAGACAGAAAATGCAAAATTACTTTTGTTGATGAGCAAACACTCAATATAGATATTTCTGCACATAGTATGAGGCATCAATATTTAAACGCCATTTATTACTATTATATGATGGATAGAGCAGCAAGGATTGCTACTTTTGATCCAGATGCACCAATCGATTATACTAAACCGCAATTAAATATTTATGAAGCATTAGCTAAGTACTCATTATTTGAACATAAATAAAGAAATACTTGTAAAAATGAAATATGCGGAATAAAGTATTAAATTAGTGTAAATATTCCGCATATTTTTTTAACATTAACACTTGAAAATTTATGTGTAATTGATATAATAATATTTGTGCTTGATGAGAGACACATATTATTCCACAGTAGCTCAGTGGTAGAGCTATCGGCTGTTAACCGATCGGTCGTAGGTTCGAGTCCTACCTGTGGAGCCATTGGAAACGTACTCAAGTTGGCTGAAGAGGCGCCCCTGCTAAGGGTGTAGGTCGCGAAAGCGGCGCGAGGGTTCGAATCCCTCCGTTTCCGTTATTTACATATTTTGAGATTTCTTGAGACACCGTAAACCTTGATATAATAGGGTTTCGGTGTTTTTATTTTGTATTACTTTTTATATTTTATGTCATCCTCATGTCAAAATGGCATAAAAATAATAAGATTATGTCAAAATTTTAAGTTCGTTGACATGGAATCTCTCTATCACATGTGGCGCAAGGCTTCTAGCGTTTTGTTTTCTTCTTGCATTTGACTTTCTTCTAATAAGTGACTGTATGTTGATAGGGTAGTCGTTATATCTGCATGCCCTAATCGTTTGGATATATAATATATTGATATACTTTCGTGTATTAACATTGAGCAATGTGTATGACGTATACTGTGTAACGTGTAATTACCTAACTTGTTATTCAAACAGAAACGTTGTAACACTTTAGATACTGCATTATGTGTGATAAGCGATGCGCCAGTTCTAAATATATCTCCATCTAAATTAATAGGGAAGTCATTTAGCACTTGTCTAACATGTTTTATATCTTCGCGAGATATTTTAATGACACGATCTGATGTGACGTTTTTAGTACCTATAATATGAACAGTTTCATTTTCTAAATCAAAATCCTTATAACGCATCTTTTGTATTTCACTAAATCTAGCACCAGTAACAATTGCTAAATATATAAATAGGTAAGATAATTTATTTTGACTTTTCGCATATTTTTTTAATTCATAAAAATATTCTAACTGCATGAATTTATCTTCTTCTGGTTGTTCTTTAACTGCACCTTTAATATTAACCTTATAAGTAGGGTCTTTATAAATAATACCCTCGTGTAACGCATCTTGTATTGCTGAACGTAAACAATAATTTAATTTCCTAACTGATTCAGTAGTTCTTGTGCTTGCATATGAGTTAATTAATTCTTGGTATTTTGTTTTAGTTAAATCTTTTAACGGTAAATTACCCAGATGTTCTTCAAACACATTCTTCGCATTATAGTATGTTTTCACTGATTTAGGTGTTAAGTAGGGCTCTTTGTGAATCTCTATCCATGAATTAAAGTATTTTATAAACGGTGTTTTATCGTCTGGTGCAAATCCTTTGTTAGCTTTTTCAAATGCTTCATTCATTGCTATTGTTGCATCTACTTTTTTGGTGAATCCAGATTTTCTATAACGTTTACCATTGACCACAAAGTCATATCTCCATTTATTTCCCTGTTTTTTTACTGGCATAGTACATTCCTCCTTAAAAAAGATAAAAATATATAGGGCACAGTAGGGTGCCCGTGGAAAAATATGTTAAATAGAATTATCAATCATATAATTCAAGATAACGATCCGTGAATTCTTCTGATGAAATTTCTCCATTGTTTCTTTGTTTTTGTAATTCTGCTCCTTTATTCTGAATTTCGTCATACTCTTCACGAGAATATCCTTGATTTTCCATTTCTTCATAGTTCGCTTCTTCTTGTTCTTTTTGTTGTTCAGGTGATAAACAGCCACCAACTGTACAATATGTACCATCATCTTTGTATTCACCAAACATAGCGTCACCAGCAGGTAAATTTGATTCCTCATTATTACCCCCTTGCGATGTTTGTTCTTCAGCAACAGGTGTTTGCTCTTGAGACTGGACAGATTGTTGTTCTTGAGTATTTACTTGTTCTTGTGATTCCACAGGTTGTTCGGTAGTTTCATCTTGTGTCGCTACTTCTTCATTAGACTTATCTTCTGATTTGTTTTTTTCTTTATCTGATTCTTTATCCTCTTTCTTACTTTCTTTATCAGATGCTTTAGTTTCTTTCTTATCTTCCGACTTACTTTCCTCTTGATTCCCACATGCTGTCAATACTAAAAAACTTGCTAATAATAAAAATAATACCTTTTTCATTCCACATTTCTCCCTTAATAATATTTATATATTTAAAACAGTAAACACTGTTATTCCCAATTATAGTGTTCAAACACTTGTAGTGGCTCAAACTTAATCACGTATCCCTTATAGTAAACATCTAAGCCATATTTCATTTTGTAATGGTTGAGTGCATTTAAAATACATTTTTCTGACACATCAAAATATTGTGATATTTCATATAAGTTTTTCACTCCATGATGAAAAGCGTCTATTAAACCATCAAGCGAAACGGCCAACTCTGAACCTAATCGTCTAGCTTTAAGTTCAAATTTACGATTCAACATTTTCGTTTGATCTCTAATATCACCATATGTAATTAAGTGATGTGCTATTTCTTCATACAAGGTTTCAAGTTTGTTTACAGAATTCAAGCGTTTTTCAATAAGTATAATTTCACCTAAATACAGGCCAGAAAGTCCTTTTTTTAAATTAGTTTCTTCTATAACAATTTCATCATCATACTGTGCTAATAACTTTTCATAACTCTGCATGAAAAAACCCCTTATTTATTACGTTTGCTTTTAACATATTCTGCATAATCCAATACTTCTTGCCATTCTTCTTCTGTTAAATCACCATCTAAGTGAGCAGCTATAGTTTCAAACGAGTTAGTTTGTTTCTTTTCTTCTAATCCTAAAAGGTATTCAGGTGTCACTTTAAGAACTTTAGCGAAATCATCTGCTCTATTTAACGGAAATTCTCTTGATTTATTCAAATATCTTGAAACAGTAGATTTAGCCATATCTGTTCTACGTGCTAATTCGCTAGTTGATAGATTTTGTTTGTCCATTAATTTTGATATTAAAGAAATGATTTCGTCGTTGTTTCTCATGGTTATTACCACCTTCTTTTATTGTTTCCTTTTTGGAACAACTTAAATATATCATACGTTCCCAATAAGCACAAGTTATATTTTAAAAATTTACATATAATAGGAAGTTTATAGGTATATTTACAATTTATAAATAAATTTACGTAATATTGTTGACATTCAGGAACGTAGGTGCAATAATAGTGAATGTTCCCGATAGGAAACGGAATTGAGGTGACAAGATGATTAACTTAGAGAGATTAAAACAATCGAGAATCGACAACAATCTTAGCCAAGAAGATATGGTTAAACAGCTAAAATGGAAATCTAGATCGCAATATTCTAAAAGAGAAAATGGTCAAGTTTCGATTGGTGCTGATGAACTAATAGCCATTGCGAAAATTTTAGGCTATGACAAGAAAGAAGTGGGATATTTTTTTGATTAAAACGTTCCCGAAATGAAACGGAGGTGGAAACAATGACTCAACTTACAGTCACAATACCTGAACAATATGTACTGATCACTAGAGAAGAATACAACGAGTTACAAGATAAAGAAAAACCAATCTGGTGGTCGATGCAAGATCTAATAGACGAAACAGGATTTGAATATAAATGGTTGAAAGATAACATTTTAATGAATCCGAGATACATCAAAGAACTAAAACATTTTGTTTATTATCCAGAAGGTGGTAAGTGGGCATTCAACAGAGAGCCAATGCAGAAATTTTTAAAAGAGAATTTCTCAGAAATATTTAATTAAAGGAGGGATAACATGAAACATATTTTAGTGTGGTTAACAGCAGTTTTATCTACAGCAGTTTTTGCAATGATCACATCAGATTTCCACTACAGCATTGTATTTAGCATATTGATGTTCATTGCAAGCTACACATTCTGGAACAAATGGTTTGATGCAATAAAAAAGACCGCTAAGCGCGCCAACGCTTAACAGTCAAAAGTTTAACAAAATATACAACTTAAATATACAACATACTCGGGAGGTTTGCAATTGGGACCAGAGAAAAAGGTTGAGAACAAAATACGTAAATTATTAGAATACAACGGAGCTTTTGTTATGAAAACGCATGGTGGAAGTCCTGGAGTTCCAGTTGGTATACCGGATTTATTCGCCATATATAGAGGTATTGCCATTTTTATCGAAGTGAAACGCGAAAACGGTGGCAAAGTAAAACCAATTCAAATAGCGCAGATTGATAATTTAAAACAGCATGGATCAATAGCTATTATTGCTAATGATGTTTCATACGCAGAAGACCTAATCGAAACTATTGATACCTTAATTACTGAAGGTGCTTGGAAGAATATACAAACAGCCATAAGCATGGCAAATGAAATGGGTGTTAATCAATGATGTTATACCCAACACAAGAAAAAGTGATGAACGAAGCTAAACCATCATTTTTCTATGGATTAGGTACAAGCTCCGGTAAAACACTTATATCAATCTACCATTATTTAAAGCATAACAATGGCGAACCGTTATTAATCGTATGCCCACAAACTAAAAAGAAATCGAACGAATGGACATACGAAATTCAAAAAGTTGAACAACATGAAGGAATCAAAATTGATTATGAAGTAGTTGCATCATCTATGTTAGCTAAAGAATACAGTAGTTACAAAAATTACTTTGTGATTTTAGATGAAGCACACTATTTTATGAATCCAACAAGTAATAGAGGAAAGGCTGCACAAAAATTATGTAAACACTCAACTAATTACGTAATGCTTTCAGCTACACCAGGTGAATCATGGGATAAATTCATGAATTATTTTATAATTTTTGGATTTTACAAAAATAAAACAGAGTTTTTGAAAAAGCATGCTGTATATGAAACGAAGCATTTTGGTGGTAGATCTATTAAACAAATTGTCGACTTCCAACACACAGATGCTTTGGAACGATATTGGCAAACGATAGCAACCATGAAAGAAACTTCATATTTTGTAGATTTACCGCAAGTGAGTGAACGCTTTGTTGATTTTAATAAATCAACTTCATACTCACAAGCATCTAAAGATAGAGTTGTTGAAATTAATGGTGAACAAATAATTTTAGATAGCCCACCTAAGTTAGGCGCGACACTTAGATATTTAACGAATCAAAAGGCAAAAGTCGCTTATACCAAAGAACTACTTGAAAACACGAATGACAATGTTGTTATCTTTTATCAATTCACAAAAGAAAAAAATAACTTACTACAAATGATAAACAAATTAGACAAGAAAATTTATGAAGTTAGTGGTCAAACTTTTGAATTACCAACACAAGAAGAGCGATTAACTTTAACTAACAGTGTCACATTAGTACAAATACAAGCAGGCAGTGCGGCAATTGAATTGAAGTATGCTAGTCAAGTTATATATTACTGTCCAACTTATAGCTACACACAATATCAGCAATCACGTGGCCGTTGTATAAGACACGGTGGGCATGACAGAGTTGAGATTATCAAATTTAAAACTAAAGGAACTATTGAAACGCAAGTATGGAAAGCCTTAGACAATAAACAAGATTTTGACGAAAAACTATATTTACTTGAGGAGGTTAAACAATGAGCGAAAAAATAACATACCTCATTCGACACAAAGAAATTCCAATCTACATTACTAATAAACCTAGCGATAGCAACCCAGAAGTAAATTATTCAACTAACAGAAGTAGAGCAAGAGAATTTAACGGTATGGAAGAAGCTAGCATTAATATGGATTATCACATAGCAATTAAAAAAACAGTGAAAGAAACCATTGAATACAAGGAGGTTGAACATGGCTGATTTTGCAGAAAAGTTTAATGAGTTAAATAGCCGAAATGTAAATGAACATGTTGAAAAAAAGCAAGGCTTAAGCTATTTATCTTGGGCATTTGTTCAACAAGAGTTAACTAAATTAGATCCCAATTATGTTGAGAAAATAATCGAGTTTCCATCGCCTGATGCAACAAACGAAAACATATTCTTACCTTACCTCAAAACAGAAGAAGGATACATGGTTTGTGTGGAACTAACTGTTTTTAATGTGACCAAACTTGAATGGTTACCAGTTTTAGACTATAGAAACAAATCGTTAGCCAAAGGTTCTGCAACAACGTTCGACATAAACAAAGCGACTAAAAGATGCATGGTTAAGTGTGCAGCTAAATTTGGTTTAGGAAACTATTTGTATCTTGGTGAAGATGGCCCTGAACAACCATTTGAAGCTGCTAGTGATGATGAAATTAAAGAAGTAGACGAAAAGGTGAAGGTGTTAGCGCCACTTATGAATCTCACAGAATCACAATTAAAAAATAAAATGAACATACCACAAAAACTTTCATCATCTGATGCAGAAGAAGCATTGATGAGATTAGATAATGGGATTCAATACTATAAAAACAATAAAAAGGATGATAAATAATGAATCAATTTAACGGAATCGGACGTTTAGTAAGAGAAGCAGATATTAAAGAAACCAAAGCAGGTAAGAACTTTGCAAGATTTACAATTGCAATTAATCGTTTCAATGATGAAACAGACTTTGTAGACTGTGTTGTGTTTAACGAAAGAGTTGTAGGTGTTGTTGAAAAGTATACAAGTAAAGGTGCGCAAGTAGGAGTTAGTGGTTCGCTAAACATTAACACATCTGAAAAAGACGGACACAAATTTAAACACCCACAAATTAATGTTCACGCTGTAGATTTGCTGGATAGCAAGAATAGTAATAATAGCCAAGATAAGCAGTCAGATAACCCATTTGCTAAAGGTACAGACGACTTACAAGACGAATTACCTTTCTAAAGGAGGACAATCAAATGACTCATAAAGATTATGTAACTAAAAAATTAAATGAAATTATACAGATATATGATGATATATATGATTACTTACCTTCAGAAGAAACAGCTGAAGAAGTTTATCTTGATAAATGGCACATAGTAGATTTACGTGATGACTTTGAAAAAGTTTTTGATGAAACTGGTAATACAAAAGTGATTGATTCCGATGACTATTAAACATACCATCACATACTTTAAAAGTCACAGTGACGTTGCCAATCCATTACATTATCAACTCACTTTTGAACAGTTTGTTGAATCATTATCCAAAGTTAAAATAAACGCTGCTAAAGGTAGTGCTGGTGTAATGGTGGCTGGCTATGCCACGTATCGTAACAATGAACAAACAAAGTCTAGAAGTATGATAACCATTGATATTGATGATATTCCTAACACAATTAATTTTCCTTCGTTTATTGATAGGCGATTTAAATATAGTTATGTGATTTATCCGACACATTCACATACAGAATCAAATCAACGGTATCGCTTATGTATACCTTTATCAGAGGAGATAGAAGCTAAATATTATAAGCAAGTAGCTTTATATATATTGCAATTTTTGAAAATGAAAAGTGAATTAGAAAAAGATAAGTACAAAGATAGTAAGTCAATTGTCTTTTTCGACCCATCTAGCTTATCACAGTGTCATGCGATGAATTTGCCAACAACTGAAGATGATGGATCTAATTATCAAATATATTATCGCGACACAGAAATTTTAGAACCACAACCTTTAGTAGAACAAGCCAAACGTGTGAAGGAACAAGAGTTGAAAATGGAGGAAAATGGCACGTATAAGCGTAGTAAAAAGGATAACGAGTGGATAACACTTCTGCAAGGTGTTGGCGACGGACAACGCACACATGCTACAGAAGCACTAGCAGGTCTTTTCATTAATAAATTTAGTCGTGATTTGGCATACGAAATGTTGAATCTGTGGAATTTACAAAATCATCCGCCATTAGATGAAAATAAATTGCTCCATCATTTTAATGGCATATATAAAACGCATTGTAATAACAACAACATTAAATACGAACCCATTAAGTAAGAAAGGAGGATATTATGGCAGATGATACTAACATCTATGACTTTGCACAAAAGTTAACAGATAAAACGTTGAAAGCAAACGAAGAAAAGTTTTTTAGAAAAGAAGATAATAAACAACCGAAGTTCCATCATGACGAATTTGCAGAATATATTATGGCCAAATTTCATGTTGTAAATATAAATGATCGTTTGCATATATATCATAACGGCATTTATTTAGACGATGAACGATTAATTAAACGTGTAATGGTCACACAGATACCTAAGCTAAGACGAACACAGCAATCAGAAGTATTAGAGTATTTGCGAACAATGGCACCAGAGAAGGAAGAAGAAACACCATATCTGATACCACTTAAAAATGGCTTGTATGACGTTAAACAACAGACATTACTACCTCACACACCAGAATTAATATTCACAGCACGGTTCAACGTTAATTATGATACTGATGCGAAGTCAGACATCGTTACAGAAACACTATTTACCATCGCAAATGAAGATACAGAAGTTGTTGAAATGTTTACGCAAATCTTTGGCTACTTATTATTCAAACAAAACTTCATTGGCAAATCATTCTTATTCGTTGGTAGTGGAGGCAACGGCAAGTCATTGCTACTAAGAATGATGCAAGCTTTAGTTGGTAACGAGAACACGTCCAGTGTGTCATTACAGGCATTGACAGAACAATTTAACGTATCATCCTTACACCATAAATTATTAAATGCAGGGGATGATATCCCACTTAAAAGTGTTGATGATGCTTCAAATTTCAAAAAACTATCAACAGGCGAGCCAGTATTAGCTGCATACAAGGGTCAAGACGTATTCGCATTTAGTAACTACGCCAAACTTGTCTTTAGTGCTAACGGCATTCCACGTTGGTATGAGAATAGTAATGGTGTGTTCGACAGGTTAATTATTGTTCCATTCAATGCACGGATTCGAGGCACAGAGAAAGAGGACCCACATCTTCCAGAGAAGGTGACAACTGAAGAAGCCAAGTCTTATCTTTTCAATGTAGCATTGCAAGGGTTACAAAAAGTATTGAAAAACAACGGAATATTTTTACCCACTGTTGTTCAAGATGAGATGGAAGAATTTAGAAAAAGTAACGATCCATTAGCTGCATTCTTAGAGAACTACGATGTAGACGGTAAAAGAATATCTGATGCTTACGAAGAATATAGAGAGTGGGCAAATTTCGAAGGCTATAGAAAACCACTCATTAGAAAAGAGTTCAGGAAACATGTTCTTGAAAAAGAATATGTAGATAGAAAATTGAGATTAGAGACACATCCCAATCCACAATGGTGTTTCGTTCATAAAGATAGAGTTGTAGAAGAATAACTGTTCCAGTTTTGTTCCATTAATTTTTAAGTTTTGGAACAGAAAAACATTGTCATATCAAGCTTAGTTCCAATTGTTCCAATTGTTCCACTTTTTTTAAGTCTATAGAAAAATAAATATATATATATAGACAATTAGATTAAACATTATATGACTGAGGAGTTGAAAATACTGGAACTTTTGGAACAGTAAGCTGTATGTGTTGGGAGAGTAAGAACTAAGGTGTTCCAAAACTTTTAAAAAAAGTAATATTTTTGGAACAGTAACTGGAACAAGAACGATGGTGAGAAATTATCGAAAATGAAATTAACTATGACATCCAAGCTAAAGATGCTGGATTAATTATAGGTATACCGAATGAAATATACTTCATGGCAATCAGTAAGACATCAACAGTATATGTTGAGTGGATAGATACAAGATGGATGGCATGGAGAGAAACGTACATTTTAAATAGTAGCAAACGTAGAAGTTACAAACGCATAGCACATGGAGAGTTTGAAGAAGTTATTCAAAGAGTGAAAGGATATCTGGAATTTATTCAGAATAATCAGAAATAGAAGGTGGTACCGATGAATGAAGAAACAATCACATTACGCATGAAAGTAGATGCGGAGAAGAAAGTAACGGTAGCTATTGGACCTAACGAAGATTTAGAAGAATTAGCAAATAAAGAAGCAGACAAAATATTTTATCAACCCGCAAAAGAATTAGCATACGAAGATATAGAGTTTGTAGATATTAGCGACGTAAGAGTTAAAGACTTTGAAATATAGGAGGAAACGAGAATGATTTACAAAGGTAAAGAAATGACATTTAAAGAATTAAGTCAAATGACTGGGATAAAAGAACCTACACTAACTAAGCGATATGAAAAAGGGCTGCGTGATGATGAACTGACTAAAGAGAGCGCGTTTATTAGAGTGCCCTTATATATTAACGGTATGGCCCATACACCTACTAAGGAAGATAAAAGAGTTTGGCGTAGCGGTAAATTAAATAAACAAGATGTTCAAAAACGATTAGATGAGGGGTGGAATTACAAACAAGCAGTTGGCCTTAATTACTTATATGTGAAGAAAGACGGCAGCATATGCTTAAGAGTTGAAACTGAAGATAAGGTTCACTATGTGCCAGAGTCACGAGTTAGAGATTTAGAAATAGATGGGTTGTCGCAAAATAAATTAATCAAAAACCTAAAGAGTGGTAATACTTTAGAAAAAATTATCAACGATTTTTATGAGACTGAAGGTGGAAGCATTACACAAGATGCAACGAAATATGTGATACAAGATCGCTTGCGTGAAAATCGTAGAATACAAAGAGAGTTAGAAAAGCAACGTAAAGAGCAGGAAAGACTGCAGATGATTGAGGACGCAAAATGCAGAGACCCATACTGGTTTGATAATACATGGAATCAGATGTTTAAGGGGTGGGCATAATGAAAATCAGAGACTTAGATAAAGGTAGATACATCGTTGTGTATGACATGGGCAAGAGTGAGTATTCAGAAGGAATGGCGATTGTGGGCAAGGTAGTGGAGTTAGAGTACAACGAAGATGGTAAGAATACAGCAACTATCGAGTCAATACCATTCCAACGCTATACCGTTACAGACGATAACTATTTCGATTACTGGAATGACTATATGGAAAATAAGACGGAGTATATAGGTATTAAACGCCAATCCAACGACTTAGAACAACGTAAGCGTAAGGAAGAAAATATAGCGTTATTTAAAATTAAAGATTTAAAAGTCGGTTACAGGGTCAAAGTGTTAGGTGAAAATATGACAGGTGAAGTATCTAAAATAGCTGATAACGGTAAATCTGCTGAAATAAAAGCAGATTATGGTGTGTATAGAGTTATCAACGATAATTATGATTTTACAATAATAGAATGGAACACAACACCACAATACGCAGAGGACATGGTCAACAGTCCTTCACATTATATGTTAGGCAAGCATGAGGTTAAGGATATAGTTTCGCTTGTGGCAGATAAATATCACAAAGGTTCTGTTGCACATAACATTGCTAGTGCATTGGAATATCAAATGAGAGCGCCAGAGAAGAATGGGATTGAAGATATTAAGAAAGCTAGAAAATGCTTAGACTTCGCTGTTGAGAATTGGGATGTGAAGTAAACGACACCAATTTGTAGCGATAGAGGATTAAGTATAGAGGAGTGATGGTGATGGCTACAGATAAACAAGTGAAGTATGTACAGTTGTTACAGGAACAATGTGACATAGGAGGATATGAAGAACACGAGATAAAAGCAATGAATCACAACGAAATTAGTAATGTTGTAAATGAAATTAAAAAAGCAATCGCAGAAGAAGAATTGTATAACGAATGCATGAGCTATGGATTACCTAATCAATAAGGAGTGATGGCCAGTGAGAATAGAATATAAAAGCGATAGAGTATCGATGTCTAAAAATGAATATAGTCAAGTAATAAAAGAACTCAATAAATACAAAGCAGAACGCGACACACTAATCGACGACCTAACTTGGTATAAAGCAAAGGTTGATAGACTAGAGCATGAAAACAAACGCCTAACACGTCTTACACACAAACTAACTACCCACCGCACCATGTGGGACAACTTAAAAAATTGGCGTAGGGATATGCTGGTGATTGATAAGAATGATACGCAGCTTATTGGTTTGGGTCTGGTTATAGACGAGTTGGAACACAATTGGTTGTATAAGGAGCGTGCAGACGATGAAATATTTAAAAGCGATATGGGGGACGAGTAGAATGACTAACACATTAGATCAATTAGTAAAACAAGTAGAACAGTGGAGTATTGATAAAGACTTACACAACGGTAATCCAGATAGACAAATGCTAAAATCAATCGAGGAATTTGGCGAAATTGGTGCTGCATTATCACGTAACAAGATAGATGACTTAAAAGACGGTATAGGCGACACAGTGGTTACATTAATCATATTGGCACAACAGCATGGAATGACGTTAGAGGAGTGTTTGGAATATGCGTACGAAGAAATAAAAGACAGACGTGGAGAAACGCGAAATGGAACATTCGTTAAAGAATCAGACTTGTAAGGATAGGGATATATTACAAAAAGTCAAAGAGGTGTTGAGGAAATGACATTCGGCGATAACTTAAAAGATGTTAGGCGCAAGCGAAGATTATCACAACATGAATTAGCTAAACATGTCGGTTTATCGCAAAGCTATATTTGTGATTTAGAACGCAATAGAAAAAATGTATCTATATATGTAGTCGCTCATTTAGCGAAACAATTAGGCGTTCCAGTGAGCGTATTATTCAACGATGATACAGAAGTTAAAAAAGAGGTGTTGCGCAAATGACCCAATACCTAATTAGATCAATAGAACATAATGATGAAACTTTCACAGATGTAATTACTGTGCGTGACAAAGAAAGCTACCAAGTTGTGGATGCAGAGAGTAAGGCAGAGGCGTTGGAGAAAGCGAAGGAACCTAAAGGGTTGTAAGAAGTAATACCATCCAGTTTTAATAATGGCCCAATTAGTAGAGAGTTATCGAAAGGTAACAAATATAGAAAGGACAGTGAGTGAATATGAGAATACTTAAAACACTACTGATCATAGCATTATATGAATTAAGCAAATACGTTACGAATGAAATACTAATCAAACTATCTGCCAATGATGAGATAGATACACCATGTGATTATGATAAGGATGTGGAGTGATGTACTGGATTATAGCAACTATTCTTCTAGGCACTATCGCAATCGTTTCACTTCTATATAATTCAATCAAAGATACCAAGATAGATGCACTGGAATATGAGGTAGCATACTTGTTAGATATTATCTTCAATGATCATGGCGATGTGGTGTTGAGGTTGAAGGAAGATGAACACACTGACGAACAGATTAGAGATATTAAAGATAAGTGGGATAAATTAATTAAGTAGGTGGAGGTATTAGATGTACAGTGAATCAGAAGTAAGACAATTAATTACAGGCTATCATTGGCGTGTTAACTTGTTAGAACATAAAGTGTACGAGTATGACAGTACCTCAACAGGACAGTATGGTATAGAGGCAGCAATGCCGAAAGGACAAGGACAGACAGGGGATAAGGTGTTAGTTAGAGTGATACGCAATGATAAGGACAAGAGACACTCACAGAAGCTTATAGAAGAAATAGGCTTTGTAGATAAGTTGGAGTGTTATATCACTAATGATAAGAACTATCACATACTACAACTACTTAAACAAGGAGAGACTATCAAGACTATAGAAAGATTACTAAGTATTAGTAGAAGAAGTATATATAGTCGTATAGATAAGATAGTAGACACATATATGAAGCACCAATAAGTCTGCACATATTGCACACTTTGCACAGATTACACACTATTATGTACTGTACAGAGGTATGGTATATAATATCGATATACGATAAGTTCCAGTGACTTATTATAAATAACAATACTATATTATATTGAGGCACACCAATTCCACTGGTGTGTCTTTCTTTGTATGTTGATTGATATGAGTGCATCACATGAAATCCTTTTAACTTTATTTATCCATTCAGTCATGATGGTGTACTCATATGAGTTAACATACATAACTCACATGTCATAAACATAGGTGATCCATATGTATCTAGATTAAGGAGCTTAACTCTTATGATTGATTACAATGAATATAAAGAACGCAAACATTTCTATAATAGTAAACCATGGGAAGATGTTCGAGCTATTGTATTAAGACGTGATAACTATGAATGTGTATGGTGTAAACAAGAAGGTAAGGTTACGACTGAAGGTTTAGAGATAGACCATATAGAAGAATTACAAGATAGACCAGACCTAAAACTTGAACCAGATAATTTAAGAACATTATGTAAAGCTTGTCACAACAAAAGACACACGCGTTTTCAATACGGAGGAAATCAATTTAAACCGAAAGAAAATAAATGGTCAGATGAAAAATGGTGAGTTAATTATATAAAAAAAATTATAACCCCCGGTCGAAATCAAATAACAAAATTTTTAAAGATGGAAGAACGGCGAGTTGGCCCGACTCTACAACTTTTTAACAAAATGTCACATATAACCCCTATACCCCCACACCCTATAACAGAAAGGAGCGTAAATATGGAATTAAGTGCAGAACAACGCAAGGAACGCGACAAGTTAGTCGCAAATGAAGAAAAACGTTTGTTAGCAGTGTATGAAGAATTGCCTAATGATAAATTAAAGGTCGCACAAGGGCTTATAAAACAAGCAGCACGTAATAGAGTGATGCTCAACTACATGTGGGAAGATATACAAGAAAATGGAGAATATGATTTATTCCAACAATCTCAAAATGTACCTGCGTATGAACGTGAGCGTCCTGTGGCAAGACTTTATAACACACGTGACCAATCTTACCAACGCGCAATTAAACAACTAACTGACTTATTGCCTAAAGAGGCTAAGCCGGTTGAAACAGATGAACCTGTTGATGATTATGTATGATTAGTAATAAATATGTAGATGAATATATCAATCAATGGCGTGATGGCAAGATTGTATTAAATCAAGATCGTATAGATTTAGTTAATTACTTAGAAAAGCATGTGTTAGTAAAAGACAACATTCATTTTGATGATGAAAAGATAGACAAGTGTATTAAGTTCATTAATAAATGGTACTTTCCAGTACAACCTTACCAAAAGTTTGTAATAGCTTTTATATTTTTAATGGATGATGAAACAAATTCTCCTTATTTTACTGAGTTTGCATTATTCATGGGTCGTGGTGCTGGTAAGAATGGATTTATCAGTGCTATTAGTGATTTTATGACTACACCAATACATGGGATTAAAAAATACGACATATCAATCGTTGCAAACAGTGAGGACCAAGCCAAAACATCATTTAATGAAATATACGAAACTTTACTAGAACATAAACGTAATAAAACAGGTGAAAGACCTAAAGCACCTTATGAAGTGAGTAAAACAGAAATTAAAAATCGTTCTACAAACTCAATAATCAAATACAACACTTCAAATACAAAAACCAAAGACGGCGGGCGTGAAGGTTGCGTTATTTTTGATGAGATAGCAATATATGAATCGGCTGATATGGTTAACGTGAAACGTGGTGGTTTAGGTAAAGTACCACACGATAGAACGTTTTACATATCCACTGATGGATTTGTTCGTGAAGGTTTCATGGATAGTATGAAAGATAGAGTGTTGGAAGTTCTGGCTGGTAAAAATACAGAAGATAGAATATTCCCATTCTATTGTAAACTTGATAATCCAAATGAAATTGATAACGAAGATATGTGGGAGAAAGCTAATCCAATGCTCCACCCTCCACTCACTGGATATGCAAGCAACTTGAAACGAAAAATCAAAGAAGAATATAACGTCTTACACATTAATCGCTCAAATAAGCCTGAGTTTGTAACTAAACGAATGAATTTACCTGAGCAAGACCCTGAAAGTGTGGTTGCACCTTGGGAAGAAATTAAAGCGACAAATAAACCGTTTCCTGAATTGGAAAATAAAGCCTGCATTGGTGGTCTTGACTATGCGTTAGTTAGAGACTTTGCCAGTGTGGGCTTGTTGTTTAGGGATAATGACCAATATTATTGGAAAACACATTCATTTATACGTCGTGAGTTCTTAGAAACAACTCATTTAGAGCCACCTATAGAACAATGGGCAGATGATGGTCTATTAACTATTGTGGACGATGATGTTATCGACATATCATACATCGTTAATTGGTTTGTACAGCAACAACAAAAATATAACTTAACTAAAGTTATATCGGATAACTTCAGAACAGACATTGTACGTAGACCATTTGAAGATGCAGGCATACCTTTAGAAGTTATTAAGAATCCTACTGCTATACATGGTTTACTTGCACCTCGTATAGATACGATGTTTGCTAAAAAACAAATTACTTTTGGCGATAATCCATTAATGCGTTGGTTTACAAACAATGTGGCAGTCAAAATGCAACCGGATGGCAGTAAGAAATACATTAAAAAAGATGAAGTTAGACGTAAAACTGATGGATTCCATGCCATGCTACATGCGCTGTATCGAGCTGATGAAATCTTAGAGTACGATCAACCATTTATCATGGCAGACATTAACTTTTAGGAGGTGAAACATTGAGTATATTTGACCGAATCATGGGAAGAAACGAAGCAATCGAGTTTAGTTATGACTTTGAGTTATTGAGAGAAACTTCGCACAAGGCATACATCAAGCAATGGGCATTAGATACATGTATTAATCATATCGCTAGAACAATTAGTCAGACTAAATTTGAAATTATCGACCGTGAAAACAAAGATAGTTCATCTACCACACATTATAAATTGAATGTACGACCTAACACTGATGAAAGCGCTGCTACATTTTGGCAAAAGGTTATACGAAAACTTATTTATGATAACGAAGTGTTAATTGTCGTTACAGACAATAAAGATTTAATCATTGCTGATGACTTCCACAGAGAAGAATACGCATTATACGACGACATATTCGAACATGTCATCATAGGCGAGTTTGAATTTGAACGCAGTTTTAAAATGAGCGAAGTTATCTACCTAGAATATAACAACATCGGTATTACTAATATGTTATATGGCATGTTTGGAGATTATGGCGATATATTTGGTCGATTGATTAAGTCTAACTTAATGAATAATCAAATTAGAGCAACGTTAAGTACAGACGCTAACTTTACATTGAATGACAAAACACAAAAAGCAATGCAAGACTTTATTGATAAAGCGTATGAAGCATACGCAAGTAATGACATCGCTATTGTGCCTATACAAAAAGGTTATGAGTATCAAGAACATACAACTAACACTGCTAAAAACTCATCACAGGTTGATGACTTAGCTAAAATTCCCAATCAGTTATTAAGTTATGTAGCTCGTAACTTAGGAATACCTGTTGGATTAATCAACGGAGATACAGCTGACATAGAAGCTATGACTGATAATTATATGAAGTTCTGTATTAAACCTATTATTGAGAAAATAACTGATGAATTAAACGCTAAATTGTTTAGTGAGCGTGGTTACAAAGAAGGTAAACGAATTAAAGCAATTTCTATAGATCAAAAAGGACCATTAGAAGTGAGTGAAGCGGTAGACAAACTCATTGCTAGTGGTTCTTTTAATAGGGATGAAATAAGAGTGCTCACAGGATTCGAACCTATCGGAAGTGAAGAAATGCAGAAATTTATTATCACTAAGAACTATCAAACTGTGGATGAAGAATCTACAAGCGATGAGGGAGGTGATATAGATGGCGAATAACGAAATAGATATTTACGGTTTTATCGATAATGTCACTGTGGAAGGCATGACGATTAGTCCTCAAACAATTAAGGACCAACTTAATGCTATGGGCGATGTTGATGAGGTTGTAGTAAATATAAACTCTAATGGCGGAGATGTATTCTCTGGCGTAGCAATATACAACATGTTACGTAGACAAGATGCTCATATCACAGTGAATATTGACGGTTTAGCTGCAAGCATTGCATCTGTCATTGCGATGGCTGGTGACACAGTTAATATGCCAGGAAATGCAATGCTTATGTTTCATAATGCTTGGACTGAAGTAGCTGGGGATTCTAACACTTTCAAAAAACAAGCTGATTCATTAGAACGTATCAACTCAGTTGTATTCAACAGTTATGTTGATAAAAGCCCTGAGATTGACCATGCGCTTCTTCAACAGTATATGGATGACGAAACATGGTTCACGGCTAAAGAAGCAAAAGATTTAGGTTTGATAGATAACATAACAAAAAGTTCAAGAGTAGCAGCAGCTGCGACATCAACAATGTTAGGGGGTGAAACATTTATGAAAAGACATCGTAACGAAGATACAGGGCAACCACAAGAACCAAAAAAACAAGGCGAAGAAATCACTGTGGAAGATGTGATGGACAAGCTAGAAGAAATTTTAGCAGAAATCAAGAAATCGAACGACAAAAAAGACCCTGAAGAAAATCAAAAATCAGGTGGAGAAGCACAAAACAGTTTTGCAAGATTATTTAACATGCAAACAAAATAAACAATAAAAGGAGATTGAAAATTATGGCAATCGATTTAGAAAACAGAGAGCAATTTGAGAACTCTCAACAACTATTAAAGCAATTTTCAAATATGAGCCCGAACGCATCGGACAAGCAAGTTAAAGAAAAATATACAGAGTACATGAACGCATATAGCGAAGATTTAGCAAATGCTATTCGTAAAGATATGCAAAATGAACAAGGTGACAATGCGGTGTTAAACGCACGCAAAGTTAACCGTTTAACTAACGAAGAAAAGAAATTCTACAATGCATTAGTTTCTGAAGATCATGTTAATACGGATACGAACTGGAAAGATGGAGAATTATTACCAGAAACAGTTATTGACCGTATTTTTGAAGATATTGAGTCAGAACATCCATTATTGCAACATATCAATATTAACCGTACTGGATTAAAAGCACGTGTGATTCGTTCTGTGCCTGAAGGCCAAGTAGTATGGGGCAAAGTGTTCGGAGAAATCCGCGGACAACTTGAAGCTACATTCTATGAACAAGACGTTTCATTAGGTAAAGCAACTGCATTCGTTGTAGTACCAAAAGATTTAAAAGACGCAGGTGTACAATGGGTTGACCGTTATGTACGTGCGCAAATTAAAGAAGCTTTTGCTGTAGCAATTGAAAAAACTGCAGTTGTTGGTGAAGGTGCTGCTAAAGACCAACCAGTTGGACTAATGAAAGAAATCAACCGTACAAATGGTGCTGTTTCTGATAAAGCAGTGGCTGGAACTTTAACGTTAGCTGATGCACAAACTTCAATTTCTGAAATTGGTGGCGTAATTAAAAACCTATCTATTAAAGAGTATTACGACAAAGATGGTAATGTTAAGAAATCTAAAGGTTCTAGCGTTTTAAATAATGTTGTTATCGCATTAAACCCTGCAGACTACATTTACACAGGTGTAGCATTCATGCAATTACACAATGGTCAATTTGTTAGCCCAATTCCATTTAACGTAACATTTGAACAATCTGAATTTGTACCTGCAGGTAAAGCAGTGGCATTTGATAAAACACGTTATAACTTCTACGCTGGAAGTGAAGTAATTGTACGTGAATTCGACCAAACTTTAGCATTAGAAGATATGGACTTGTACACTGCAAAACAATTCCTTTATGCTGAACCAGACGACAACAAAACTTCATTTGTATATGATGTTGATTTCTCTGCATTAGGTGCAACAGACAATAGTACTGTTACGCCAACAGCATAAGGAGGTTATATAAATGGCAGAATACAAAGTATTAAAACCATATAAAGATAAACAACTAGATAAAGATTTAAAAAAGAATGCCAAAGTAGAGATGACTGTCAAACGTGCTGATGAAGTAGAAAGTACTTTAAAAGCAAATGGTTTTGATGGTCCTTTTTTAGAACGAATCAAAGAAAAGAAGTGATATAAATGATTACTTCAGAACATGTTGAAGAATTTAAAGCACGCAATCGTATTTTCTATGATATGGAAGATGAGCGTATTAAACATGATTTAGAAATGTCATATGAAGATATAAAACAAAAATGTGGCGATTTTTCACTGGAAGAAATATCGCTTGGGCGTGAATTAGTTTATGAGCGTACAAGGTATGTATTCAATGATAAATTAGAAGAATTTCACAATAACTTTTTATCTAGTATTGTCCAGTTTCAAATAATCAATATGGAGGTGCCAGAAGATGGCACAACAACGTAGACAAATGGTAACAGGTGGCGAAATGCGAACGCCTGTTACTTTTTATGTTGCAAAACCAAGTGATGACTTCATGCCAGGTGAATCTGTGAGCGAAGTTTATTATAAATGTTTTGCTAATGTTTATCCTCCCTCTCAAAAAGACATGGACATGACAGATAATAAAGCAAGTATAACGATGGTTACATGGTTTCCAATGGGTAAAGAAATCATTGACGATATGTACTTTGAAATAGACCTCCCAAGGTATAAAGGTAAACACTTTAACATTGTGCAAATTGAAGATGATACAGATTATCATATGAATATAAAAATCATTGGAGAATACTCGGAATGAGTGTAGAAATAGAAGGTACGCATCAAATGTTGCGTAAAATCGGCGAAAAATACGGTGAAGCTAGAATGGTTAAAGCCCAAGATGAAGCACTTAGAAATGGCGCTAATTATTTTACATCTGTATTAAAGGATAATTTTGAAATATTTAAAGATACAGGTGCTAGTATTGGTGAAATTACTGTTACTGAACCGTATTTCATACATGGTAATACTCGTATGGTGAAAGTACATTGGGAAGGCTCACAAAACCGTTATGCAATCATTCATATTAACGAATGGGGTTCTATCAGAAAACCTAACCCAAGAGGGAAAGGTGCAATTGCTAGAACAATGTTTATGACAGAAACACCATACAGAGAAGTAGTAAAAGATACGTTAGAGGGGGAACTGTAAATGTTTGATATGTTGAAAACTTTACAAAAATATTTATTAAAAAACGCAACAATTGCTCAACATTGTACAGGACGAATTCGAGCGTATCACTATGATGAAACAGCCGATAAATCTGGACCTTATATACTAATTAGTCCATTGATAGCACCTCAACCATCAACTTATGCTAGTGATACAAATTTATCGACTGAATATTTATATCAAATAGATGTACGTGGTCCTAATTACGATATTGTGAAGTTATTACAAGAAGAAATAAGAAAAACATTGTGGGAGATTGGTTTTCATCAACGTGATGGTATTGATCAATATGACCACGAAATTAAAATCTATATGGATGCACGTAGGTATCGAGGTAATCCATATACGATAGATGAATTAAGACATATCGATAAAGAATTAACTGAATAGGCAAGCCTTTCGTGATTAATCGAAGGGCTATTTTTTATGCCTAAATTTAAGGAGGAAATATAAATGGGAAGATATAATGCTGCGACAGGTTTAGGTAAAATGTATTATGCAGTTTTAACAGAACAGCCAGATGGTTCGGTTGAAATTGGAAATATTAAAGATGTAGATTATGTTCAAGAAATGGAATTAGAATTTGGTGAAGAATTAGAACGTGCATACGGTTCAAACAAAGTAGCTGAAATTGCGAAGTCTGCTGGTGAAACAACACTTTCACTAACATTCCACAAATTACCTATTGATGTTCAAAAAGACTTATTAGGTTTAATTGAACATGATACAAACGCAAATGTATACGGATTTGGTAGTTCAAGTGGTATCACTTATACTGCTGTAGCTATTCCTAGAACTATGGAAGATGGTTCAATGGAATGGTTTGGTTTATCTAAGGGTGTATTCACTCGTCCAAATAAAGAAGGACAAACCAAAGAGGACGGCGTAGAATTCGGTTCAGATGAAATCGAAGGTCAATTTATGGAACGTGCAGTTGGTGGATTTAATGAAGAACTAGCTGTAATGATGGCATATGAGCCTAAAGGTTCTACTGAAGGTAAAGACGCTGTGTTCCAATCAATTTTTGGTAAAACAGAAAATACAAGTGTAACAGAAACTGTACCTGAAGCATAAAGATATTAGACGACTGTAATAGGTCGTCTATTTTTGTATACAAAAATAGTAAAAAATCTAAATTATTCGGACTAATATAAAACCCGATGAAAAAGGAGAACATAAATTATGGCAAAAAAATACATTGAATTACAAAACGAACAAGGTGAAAAACAAAAATTCCATCAACCTGCTTTCATTAAAGGTAGTGTTGCTCGTAAAGGTATGCGTATTGGTAAAAAAGCTTCTAAGTTACAAAACCCGGAAGGCTTAGATGAGAACTTTGAAGATGAGTTTCTAGATGAATTGTATAACTTTGTTGCTAATGACTTATACGATGGTCAATTTACTGCACAAGAATTTGAAGATGGTTTGGATGTGCACGAGGTCATGAACGTAGCTATGGAACAATTAGCTAGCGTCATGGGAGACGACGAGGGAAAGACGAAGAAATAGACGACTCTCGTTTAAAAAGTGAAGATTTTACATTTGAAAAACAATCGGAATATTTAGATACTCTTTATAAGGAACTCATGGAGAATGGGTGGAAAATGCCGGATATAGATAATGCTGATATTTATCAAATGTTAAGAATAATGAATGATAAGAAAAAATCTAAAACTAAACGAGTTGGAAAAAACGACAGCCTAATTGGAGCAATAACTGGGAAGGACCCACGTCAATCCAGTTAGGCTCTTTTTTTATACCAAAAGAAAGGAGAGTGAATGAATGGCAGATGAAATCAAAGGCTTTACGATTGACTTAGGACTCGATACCTCTGATATAGACAGAGGGATGTCAAATTTACAACGTAAATTAAAGACAGCAGACGCTCAAATGAAAGCCAACCTATCTACTTTCGATAAAGCTGAAAAGTCAGTTGACAAATTCGAGACTGAATTAGAAGGCTTGAACAAAAAATTGACGCAACAAGGGCGTGCGAGTGAACAAGCACAGAAAAAATTAGATCAATTAAGAAATGCTCAAGATAACACTAACAAAAAAATGAAAGAAGCGGCAGTTCAAGCGCAAAATGCTAAAAGTCGTTATGAGTCATTATCTGATAGTTACGATAAGCTAAATAATGAACTTAAAGAGCATCAAACTAACGTTAAGAACGCACAAAACGCACAGAAACAAATGCAAAATACAGTGACTGCGCTTAGTTCTAAGATGAAAAACGCTAAATCCTCTGTGGATGGGTTACAAGAAGAATTTAACCAGTTAAGTCAAACAGGTAAAGCATCTAAGCAAGAGTTAACTTCGCTTGGTAATCAATTAGCTAGAGCAAAAGTACAATACGATAGCTTATCTAATGCAGTTGATAGTGCGAAAATGGATTTAAACGAATCTAAAATAGCGACAGCAAATGCAAAAAACGAATTACAAAAGTTTTCTGATGCGAACCAACAAGCAATGATTAGTGCTAAAACAGCAATGCAGTCTGCGAAGCAAGAAGCAACTAACGCAGAAAAATCATATGCTTCATTAAATAGAGAAGTTGCACAACTTCCTAGTAAACTTGATAAAGCTGAGAAAGAAGTTTATGAAAATGCTTTAGCTTATAACGTGTTACAAAACTGTATTGATGAAGCGACGGATGAAATGCGCGAATTTCACAGAGAGCAAACAAAATTCTTTGGTATGGGTCCTGCAATTGCTGCAATGGGTCAACGTTGGGAAGAAGTAAACGCTAAAATCAATAAAATTGGTAATAGTTTTAGAAACGTAGGCTATGTGGTACGAGGTATTGGTATGGGTGCTTTAGTTTCTAATATTTCTACCGTAATCCCTGTGGCTGGTAGTGCTGTAAGTGCTATTGCTGGTATTGGTGGCGCTGCTACTGCAGCTGCTGGTGGTGCAATTGGACTTGGTGGCGCTTATGGTGTTGCGCTAGGTGGCATCATGGCGTTTAGTGGTCAAGCTACCACTGCTTTAAAAATGTTAGAAGACGGCCAAATAAGAGTTACAAGTCAAGTACGTAACTATCAAAATGCTTTAATCGGCCTACAAAACCAATGGAAAGGTTTAGTTCAAGCTAATCAAGCAGCTATATTCAATACTATGGCAAACGGTATCAATATAGCGAGAACAGCCTTAACAAGATTAACGCCTTTTATCACAAAAACAACCAATCAAATTGCTGCAGCTTCTAGTAAAATGCGTGATTGGGTTACATCTTCTCAAAATGCTAACAATGCTTTTAAACTCATCAATAATATAGGACCTCCTATATTTCAAAATTTATTAAATGCTGCGATGAAAGTGGGAGATGGAATTACTCACATGTTCACGCAGTTTGGTCCATTATTCACATGGACTGGTAATGGAATTGAAAGTTTAGCTAATAAATTTAATACGTGGGCTAACAGTGCAAGTACTGATAAAGGTATTGCTTCATTCATTCAATACACAAAAACAAATCTTCCTATAGTGGGTCAGATATTTGGAAATGTATTTAGTGGAATTATTAGTTTATTTCAAGCATTCAGTGGTCATTCACATGATGTGCTAGTTGGAATGCAAGGAGTAACGCAAACATTTAAAAATTGGGCGGCTAATTTATCTGGTACAGAAGGTTTTAAAAACTTCATTGCTTATTTAAATGCTAATGGTCCTAAGGTTTGGCAATTACTCAAAAACATCGGGAATATTTTTGTTGGTTTAATTAGAGGTATGGCTCCAGTTGGATCGTTAATGTTAACTATAACGACTGCTATAACTGGTTTCATAGCCAAAGGTGCAACTGCTAACAATACTATGGGTCTAATGACAGGCGTTTTAACAGCCGTTGGTGGTGCATTAGCAGCAATTCTTCCTATGTGGGCAGTATATAGAACTGTAGTTGGTGGCGCATCAATGGTAACAGGCGCTTATAATGCCATAGTTAATATAACAAAAACGTCAATGGCTATTTGGACAGGTGTAACACGTGCTTTAGCTTTAGCTCAAATTTTAAATGCTAGAAACACCTCTTTAGCAACTATAATGACAGGTAAATATTCAATCGCTACAAAAGTAGCAGCAATCGCCACTCGCGGATTAGGATTAGCAATTAGATTCATGACTGGACCTATTGGATGGGTTATTACAGCTATTGGTTTATTAGTTGCTGGTATCATACATCTGTGGAAAACAAATGCTACATTTAGAAATGCAGTTATTACTGCATGGAATGGAATCAAAAATGCTGCTATAGCTGTGTTTGGTTTCATAAAACCTTATATTGTAGGTATATGGAACGGAATTAAATCAGCATCAATTTGGATATGGAATGCTTTGAAGATAGCTGCGGTTGCAACATGGAATGGTATTAAGTTTGCTGTCCAAAATCCAATAAAAGCATTGAAAATTGTATTATCTGCTATTTGGAACGGTATCAAAACTGCTGCCATTTGGATATGGAACGCTTTAAAAACTGGTGTTGTAAACATAGTTAAAGGATTAATTGCTGGTATCAAATGGTACATTAACACAGTGAAAATAGTTGTTTCTACTGTCTTTAATGCTGTTAAAGCAATAGCTATTAGAATATGGACTTCTATTAAGACTACAGTCGTAAACTTAGCTAAAGGTTTATGGTCGGGTGTTAAAGCTGCTTTCAATTGGTTGAAAAATAGTGTTATATCCATTTTTAATGGTATTAAGAATTTCGCCATTAAAGTTTGGACTGCAATTAAAAACTTGGTTATTTCGAGAGCTAAATTATTGTGGACAGGTGTTAAAGTTGCATTTAATGCTCTTAAAAATTCAGTTATTTCAATATTTAATGCTGTAAAAAACTTTGCTGTCAGAGTATGGACTGCAATTAAAAATACAATCGTATCAAGAGCCAAAGCACTATGGAATGGTGTGAAAAACGCATTTAATGCGCTCAAAAATAGTGTTGTAGCAATATTTAATAAAGTAAAAAGTATTGCTATAAGCATTTGGACAACTATTAGAAACAGAGTCGTAAGTTTTGCTAAGTCACTATGGAATGGCGTTAGAAATAACTTTAATTCACTAAAAAATAGTGTTACTTCAATATTCAACAAAGTTAAAGGATTTGCCATAAGCGTTTGGAATACGATTAAAAATAAAGTCGTATCTTTTGCTAAAAGTTTATGGAGTGGTGTAAAGAACACTTTTAATAATCTTAAAAATGGTGTCTCTAGTATTTTTAACAAAGTGAAAAATGGCGCCATAGACAAATGGGAAACTATTAAAAGTAAAGTTACTGGTATTGCTTCTAGTTTATGGGATTCAGTTAAAGGTACTTTCAATAAAATGAAAGATGGCCTTAGTAATATCATTGATAAAATTAAAGGCTTCATTAACGGAATGGTTGATTCAGTTAAAAAAGGTCTGAATAAACTCATAGACGGTGTAAACTGGGTCGGCGATAAACTAGGTATGGATAAACTACCTAAAATCAAACTACACACGGGTACTGAGCATACAAACACAACTACTAATGTTGTTAAGAATGGCAAGATAGCACGTGATACTTTAGCTACTGTAGGCGATAGAGGTCGTGGAAATGGTCCGGGTGGATTCAGACACGAAGCTATTCGTTATCCAAACGGTAAGATGGCACTTACACCTAATAGAGATACTACTACATTTTTACCACAAGGATCTACTGTATATAACGGTGCGCAAACACATGCGATGTTAAGTAACAGTAATCCTACATTCTCAAGAGGTACATTGCCTAGGTTTGCTAGTGGTACTAAGAAGAAAAAAGATGAAAATCTTTGGGATAAAACAAAAAATGTAGCCGGAGATTTTGGTGATGGCGTATCCGACGCTGCACATGACGTTAAAGAAAACACACAAAAAGCATTAGAAGCGTCTGCCAAAGCAGTCGGTAAAGGTAAAGACTGGTTAAAAGATAAAGTTGGAGATGTTATGGACTGGGTGGAAAAACCTGGTAAATTGTTAAATAACATCCTTGATGCTTTCGGTGTAAACATGGATGCATTTGGCATTGGTAAAAGTTCTCCGTTGCCATTCGATATGATGAAAGGTATGTTCGGAAAGTTAAAAGATGCTGCTAAAAACTTAATCTCTGGTTGGTTAGAAGAAGCCCAAGGTGGCGAAGGTGATGCTGGTTGGTTATTGAAACATCCTATTTGGCAGAAGTTCGGTAACTATACAGGTGGATTAGGATTCAACGGTGGTAAGCACTATGGTGTCGATTTCGGTATGACACCTGGCACAAGTGTAAAAGCAGTTGCAGCAGGTAAAGTTTCTCGTGTATGGAATGACTACGGTGGAGGTAAATCCATAGAGGTTGACCTCGGCAAAGGTTTAAAAAACTGGTACATGCACTTGAGTAAACAAATGGTTAAAAAGGGCGATAAAGTAGGTGTTGGAGACTTAATCGCAAAATCTGGTAACACTGGTGCATTTACAGCAGGTAGTGGTCACCTACACTTCCAATTAAACAAAAACGGTCAACCACAATCAAATGTATTAGAATGGCTTAAAGGACTTGGTGGTGGAGGTAAACAAGCGCCATCTAAATGGAAATCCACGATTAAAAAAGCTGCTAAGAAAATGAAAGTAAACCTAAGCGGCAGGGAATTAAATGGAATTGTAGCACAAATTGCTAGAGAGTCTAATGGTGACGCTGGCGTGACACAAGGTAACATCGGCGACATCAATAATTTACTAGGAACACCGGCACAAGGTTTACTACAATATGTACCATCAACATTTAAAGCTTATGCAATGAAAGGTCATGGGAATATTAAATCTGGTTATGACCAGTTACTTGCTTTCTTCAATAATAGTAATTGGCGTAGAGATTTACCATACGGACGTTCAGGTTGGGGTCCTTCAGGTCATCGTAGATTTGCTACAGGTGGCTTAATACAATCTGCCGGCTGGTACAACCTTGCAGAAGGTGGGTATCCAGAGTGGGTTATTCCAACTGATCCTAATCGTCGTACTGACGCAATGAAGTTATTGGCTTTAGCTGCAAAAGATATACAGGGCGGAAAATCAACAACCGGGAATAAACGTCCTAACTCTATGAAAACACTAAAAAATAACGATGATGACGCTATGTTGAGACAAGTTGTTGAACGTCAAGACGCTCAAATCAGCCAAATGCAACAAGCGATTGGTTATTTAGCTCAATTAGTAGCAAGTACACAAAATATTGAACAACAACCTAAAGGTTTTACCACAGACGATGTTTCGCAAGCAATGGGTGCAAAACAAAGAATGAGAGGTTATAACTATGGGTTATAAGGAGGTGTGTTTAGTTGAAACAAACTGCACGAATGTTCAATGATAATTTCGATTATATAATAACGGATATGCCCTATTTAAAGTTATTAGACTATAAAGAAGAAGATGTAGACGTTCGAACTAATACACTTGAAGTTAAAGGGCGAGATGGTGTATTAGTTGGTCCAAGTACTTTTGGACCTTTTAAATTAATATTACGGTTTTATTATAAAGGTCATGATTTAAATGATTACAATTTAATGAAACAAAGAATGAGAGGGCTCCTTTTTAAAAGGGAGCCTTATTATATTGTTCATTCTTTTATGCCGGGTAAGAAATATGCGGTGCAATGTGAAAGTAATGCTATTACAGATGTAAACGAAAAAGCAGGTGAGTTTGAAGTTACATTTACCGTTTATAAAGGTTTTTCAGAGTCTTTAAGAGATACGTTAGATGTAGATTTCCTTTCGGACAATTGGCAATTTGAGGGTGGTTTGATTTCAGACAAAGAAATTAAATACAAGCACAATTCTAAACGGTTCGAAATATGGAACGGCAGCTTCGACACCATAGACCCATTAACACATAAATTAAAAATTAGAATTTCAGCTAATGCTCCTAATGGATTTAAAATGACTAATCACATGACGGGACAAACAATTATATATTACGGAAGTTTACAAAGTTATCAAACATTAACTTTCGTTGGCGTTCATCCAGTAATAGGGAGCGAAAGAGTTGGAGCTAACACAAACCATGAATGGATTGAACTATTACCAGGATTCAACAACATTGAAATTGATGGTGTGGGTGTTTCGAATGTATCAGCAGAATTTGAATTTGATTTTATTTATAGGTAGGTGAGTATTTTTGAAAAAAGAACTTGTTATAGAAAATAAAGCCGGTAACTTTGCAGAAATACTTACCGACTATGACCTCGATTCATTTAAATATGAATATGAAATCAATAACGAGCGATCAGTTACATTTACAGCGTATAAAACAGTAGGGCGAGAAGATATTTTTGATATGTTGACCAATGAAAATTACATCATATATGAAGGTCAATATTTTGTTATTAAATCAAGTGCTATCAAATACGATAGCCAAGTTATTACAAATGAAATTATAGCTAAACATATTTTTATGGAGTTTCAAAATCACTATATCGATAAAGATGTTGAAGATGAAGAACTTAATACTGAAGTTACTGAAGAATCCACCCCTAACTTCACAATGCAGCAATATATAGAGTTTGGATTTAAAAACAATCCATTAGGGTTCACTTATAAGATTATTGGAGATTCGAACAATCGTGCACCCGTGGAAGAGTTAGGTAATAAAAACGGTATGGAACATATTGTAGCGGGCGCTGAATATTTTAACTATATATATTTTGCCGATAACAAAATGATTTATTTCTATCAACCTGAAACATTTTATCAAAGAGCTAACACACCGATTATTTATAGAGGTAATTCTGATGAGTTAACAGCCACAGTCGTTACAACGGACCTAAAAACAATAGGTTTAGGTTATGGCAAGAAAAAAACAAAAAAAGAAACTAAGAATTATACGCCTATTAAACCTAAAGACTTAAAGTATTCTGGTAGCTTTACTAAAGAAAGCATGTGGAACACATCAGAGGTTGGCGCTAGCTATAGTAAAACATTCACTTGTAAGTGGGGTAACGAAACGCTTACTTGGACACGTAAAAGAGGCTCCAAAGGTGGTAAAGTAGATATTTATTTAGATGGTGCAAAATTAGATTCTTTCAACACATATAGCAAAACCTCTAAAACTGATTCGCTAGTAGTCGCCAAGAATCTTGATAAAGGTGAACATACTTTTAAAGCAGTATTTAGAGGAGGTCAATCAGGTGTGAACTACAAAAACAAACCTCCTCAAATGTATATAGGTACTGAAAAAACGACAATATTAAATCTTACAGCAGTATTAAAAGGTTCAGATGTTTATTACGCAACCACAACTTATAAGAGCCCTAACTATGAAGCATTTGGTCATATACAAGCACCTACAATTTATTCTGATTCAGCTACTACTAAAGCTCAAGTAGAAGAACAAATTAAAGAAGCACTTAATGACGAACCTACCGTGGAATTATCCACAAACTATTTGGGTGAAGCAGATGATAAGCGTTACATCATTGAAGACGATATAAAGGAAAATAGTTTAGTTCGGTTTATTCATCGTCCACTAGGTTTCAATTCTGATTTGAAAGTAGTTAAGTTTACCAAATATCACCCTAACGCTCAAAAGCCTAACGAGGTAGAATTTAGTAACTCTAAGCAAGATATTATATCTATTCAAAATCAAATTAATTTAAGAATTAAACGTGCAAACAGTACGATAGCCAACGGAAATTGGAATGTGGACAAGAATGTACAACAAGATTTTTACAGTGATGTTATGGGGAGTGTGTTAACTGATGGCTGAAATTAATGCTAGGCAACTATTAGATGCTAATGGAGACGTTTACTTTCCATTTACTCACGTTACTTGTGTAGAAGGTATACCAGACGATATTACCGATTTTGATGTAGGAACAGTGAAAGAAGATGTGAATAACGTACAAACAGATGTAAGTACGCTGCAGTCACAAATTAGTACCTTACAGAGTGCAGTAGCTAATATGCCTACAGTAACTGATACAGGTTGGGTGACTATTCCTTTATCTTCAGCTGTTCAAGCATACAACACTGCTCAAACACCTAAGGTAAGAATGATTACTATAAAAAACAACATCAAGTTCCTTAGTCTAAGAGGCGCAGTAAAAGATGTGAGTGCTGGAGAAATTATTGGAAGTTTACCATCGTCAATGTTGAGCTCGGTGGCAGAATCTACTGAGTTTGTCCAATCCATGCATGCAACTAACGGATTTTCGAATTTTAACAGGTGGACATTGTTAACTACGGGAGAAATTAAATTACAATACTCCACTACTACAATCACGAGTACACAATGGGTACCAATAGACACAACACTAATGCTATAGAGATGGGAGAAATGATAAATGCTCAAACTACAAAAAAGTTTAACAACCACTTTAGGTTATGATTTCAGACAGCAATTACACACAAATTTTTTGCGTACTGAAAATTTTAGCAATGAATTTTACAATCAATTTGTTTATCATAAAACGGATGAACTAAATGCGCACGGTTCACAACAAATTACAGACAGTCGCTTTAAAACGGTTGAACGTGGTCTGGATGTTTTAAACAATCGTTACAACAATTTGGTTTTAAGTAAAGGTAAAAATAGCTTACAAGAAGTAAAGGATGCAAGGTTAGATAACAAAGGTGTAGCACACCCTACATTATTTGACCGTCTGCAATCAGACACGACAGCTTTTGAATTAGATAAAGAAAATGTATTACGTTCAGTTGAAGATGTGAAACAACAAGTATTAGCGCAAGAATTTGCGTTTGATATTCCTAGACAAAATTGGCAATATTTAACGAACTTATCCCCGTGGACAAACTCGGTAATGCAGAGTTTCTATATAGATAGTAAAACAAGTTTAATTTACATGACGCAAGTGTATTCGAATGGTTATAAAATATCCAAATTGAAATCAAACGGTCAATTTATGTCACAAATGTACGTCGAAGGTGGCGGACATGGCACACACAACGGCTATAGATGGGAAGATGATAAGTTTTGGATCTATTCATACATCAATGATGATGAAGGATTTGGCAAACTTGTAAGATTTAGCTTTAGACCGGATGTAACAATTACTTATGGTGATTATGATATGGAAGAGGTATTTACTGGTCATCCAGAACTTCCTTATATCACACCTATTATAAACCAACAAGAAAATTTGATTTTATATCGTATTCAATATCCATCAAGCGAGTGGGACGCTAAAAACGCATCAAATTACATTGAAGTAAGACGATTAGAAGATGTCGATGCAAGAGTTGATAATGTATTATACAGATTTGATTTACCTAGACATTTAACAGGTGGTGGTGATGGTTCACAACCTATGCAAGGTGTAGATTTTGGCGATGGTGAGTTGTATTGGTACACTGGTGACTCAAAAGTAGAAAACCCTAACTTCTTAACTGTGTTTGACTTGAAAACTGGTAAACAGAAATACCAAAAAGAAGCTGATGTTGGTAGAAACGGTAATCTCTACCCTGGCAATTTTCAAGAAGCAGAAGGTATGCAGTTGTATTACGACGAGTCAACAGGTAAAAAAGCATTATTAGTAGGTGTAACAGTAGGTGCCGGGAATTATCGTTCACACGAGATTCACGGTATTTTTATGCGCGATGTATATGACAAATTGACAGCTCAAGCAGTGCCTCAATCCATTATGGAGTCTGGTGGACGTACGAAAACATTACCCGTACATGATTTCACTAAGTTATCCGATATTATCGAAGCAGGTGAATATTATCTATACACAGTGGATATTCAAAAATTAACTGACTTCCCGTTACCAAAAGAAATGCGAGACGCTGGATATTGGTTAACAGTATCGGCTCCTAACCAAGCAGGACAAGTGAAACAAACACTGACGAGAAGTACATTTGTTCGAGATATTATGCAATTCACTAGAATCGTATCTATCAATAAATTCTCTGATTCTAATGATACTACAAACTGGAATCATATAGGGACGCGTTCTATGGGTGGACCATTTGAATATGTACCAGATCATATTACCGACATAAGTCAAATTGGTATTATCAGTGATAAAACATGGTATATCACGGCTTCTAAAAGTAAAGAATTGCTCGGATTACCTATAACTGGTGTGGGTATGACTGCGTTAGTAGAAAACATTAGCCCATATGTATTTAGAGTCACACTAACACGTGTAACGACAACATCTACAGTACAGATGTATATTGCCTACTTCTCTAATACTAAGAACGAACGTACTTCACCGTGGACGCTAATGGATGGTAAAACAATATAGGGGGTTAGATTTATGGCAATGGACAAAATAGGAAACGTAAACTTAGAAACGTCTGCAAATTATCAAAGTTTATCAGATTTAAACATTCAATTTTGGAACCAAGATAAAAACACAGCAGTCTTACAATTTAAAATTACACGAAATGACTTCCCGTTATCTTTAAGTAAAGAGAATGTGGAGGTTTTTATTAAGCTTGAATCAGGCGTGAATTACATTGTAGATAGTACAGAGGTTGTAGACGGTGGCTTTGTAATCACCGATGAATTAAATGGTTTCGTGAGCTATACAATACCTACAGAATTTATGACCGTGGCACAGAGTGTAACAGGCCAAGTTTATGTAGCTACTAAAGACCGTGAAGAGGTAGTAGTACAACGTAAGTTTACCTTTGAAGTAGCAGAGGATTTATTAAGTACAATCCCTGCTTCTGAAAAATTGAAAGAAATAAAACTGTTCGCACAATTACGTGAAGAAGTTTCGGACACAATGGCAAAACTAAATGAAGATTTTGCGAATATGCAAGATTACGTAACAATGGTTAACCAAGCAGCTACAGATGGTGTGAATCAACTTAATACATTATCAGAGGATAAATTATTAGAGTATAACAATAATCATACTGAAAAATTAAATGCAATAACAACCACAGGAGATAATTATACGTCACAGCTTGTCGAAGATAAAAATTACGTAGATGCAAAGATTTCAGAATTTGAACAGAAGGTTATAGCATCTGATGTTATCAAGAAAGGTGATACGAATAATTGGCAGAAATACAAAATAACAAGTGATGATGGTTCACGACAATATCTTAAAAAGGGGACTATCACAGACGTTACAACGTTAGAACCGGGTTCATATGAAACAGTTTCTAACGATGACCCTACAACTCAGAACTTCCCTCCTTATTTTAACGGTTCAGCATACACTCAAATCGATGTCACAATAGGTGGTTCTAACAGAAAGCAAATAGAAATTGTACACAGCTATCAAGGAAAAGTATGGCGTAGATATATCCACACTGATGGTACTCGTGATAGTGGTTGGTTAGAAATACCACTAGTAAACGATGCCAGTGAGTTAGAAACTAAAGATGGTGCACAAGCTAAAGCTAATACAGCAGAGTCGAATGCTAGATTATACACAGACTCTAAAGTATTTAACTTACACAAAACATTATTCGAAGGTACAGCAAAAGGCGTTGATTCTACAATCCCATTAGCTGAAACATTAGATAACTTCATCTTCTTATACATTTACGGAAACTTTGATGGCGGTTATTTCGCAGAAACAGGAGACCCGAATGGAACATCTGACATTGTCATAGATCGAACTAACGTTATAAGTACAGATGGATCATATGCCACAGTGTTTGAGTGTGTCATTCAAAAAGCAAGTAGAACACAACTCAAAATTATTTTTGACACATATCATGGCATTCACTCTGGTAATGGTTCTGGTCCTAACGCAAATAGATTTACTATAAATAAGATTGTGGGGGTACGAAAATATGCAGATACTACTCAACCAGTATAATGAAATCGTTGCATACGCTGTAGTTGGAGGTATTGAACGAGAAGGTTATGAGACCGTAACTATTGAAGATAATCAAGTGCCTAATTCGTTTCAGGAATTGTTTAAACCTAGTTTTTATATCTTTGAAAATGGTGAGATTAAAGTAAATTCAAACTATCACGAAGAAAACGAAGAGATAGAATTACCACAAGTACCGTTTGAATTTCCAACATCTGATGAAGCACTAAGACGCATGTTTTCTTCTATGCAAGTACAAATTGTACAAGGTAATAAAATGGTTACTCAATTAACGCAACAAAATGCAAATCTTTCACAACAAATTGTGCTGTTACAGCAAGAAATCGAAAATTTAAAAGGGGGAGATTTAGATGAAACTACTATTTCCTAAATATGATGATATTAAAATAATGTATGGTTGGGGTTGTTACACGAACGACGACATTAAATGGTTTACTGATATGGAAGTTATCGATAAAGAAGAATACGCATTAATTACTGGTGAGAAATATCCAGAACAACCACAGGCTTAGGCTTGTGGTTTTATTTTATAGAAAGTGGGTGAACACATGAACGAAAACTTTACAATACACGATAAACTAGCCACTTTATCTTTGTTTGGGTTAGGTGTGTTTGTAGATATACGAGGTGTCTATTGGCTCATAAGCCAAGAAAAGGTTATTAACGAAAGTGATTTCTACCGAGCGCTAAACGAAGTCATGCCCATTTGGATATGGGGTTTGATACTACTTGTGTTTGGTACTTGTCTGATTCTATCAAGTCTATTCTTTGGTAAACGGTCTGTGAATAACACTTCAAACTATTTTATGTTAGTAGGTGGCGTAGGAAGTGCTATCATACACTTCTTAATGTCGTCAGCGAGTGTATATAACGCCATCAATTGGTTAACCCCAGCGCAATTTATTGCTATGACAGCTTGGCTTGGATTTGTCGGTTTCTTAGGTGGTTTAGGTATTTATGGCAGAAGATAAATATGTATTGAGACATGAATGGGAGAAATCAAGAGGCAATATACACGAGCGAATAAATGAAGTAGATACAAAACACACAGACAATTTTAATAGTTTGCTTAATAAAGTGGAAAGACAGACATTGCTACAAGAGAAAGCTTTCGAATCACAAGCTAGATCAGAGAAACATTTAGAAAAAATGAGTGAATCATTAGCAACAGTAGGGACTAGGGTAACTGATTTAGAATACGAAGCAAAAAGTCATGATAAAGAAATTAAAAGTTTACAAGGAACTGTAGAAGCAGAAGCAAAAGGGAACAGAGAAGTAATCGGCTATTGGTTGGGATTTGCAGGGGTTGTATTAGTCCCGCTTATCTCTGTGGTAGCAAACATCTTCTTTAAATAAGTCGGCACATTGTGTCGGCTTTTCATTATGGAGGTAAATTATGAATTTTATATTAAGACTTAAAAACAAAGCAACACTCACTGCTATTGTGGGTGCGATTTTACTGTTCATTAAGCAAATAACGGAAGCATTCGGTGTTGACTTATCTGAACAGATCGAACAAGTAAGTGGATTGATAGGTGCAATCATTACGTTTTTAGTTGGTATAGGTGTTGTTACTGATCCTACTACAAAAGGTGTGAAAGACAGTGGCATAACTAAAACTTACACTAAACCGCGTGATGAAAATATTGAACCAGTTGAGTATCAAAGTAAAGGTTATGAACCAGAACAATGGAATGATGATTTTGCGGAAGAAGTTGAGATTGAAGAAGGTTTAAGAGATGTCGAAGATGATGAAGTTATAGTGGATAACTTTGATTCTGATATTAATAACTCTGGTGTAATGCTAGATACAAACCAACAAGTAGAGGGGGTAGTTGAAAATGGCGAAAACACAAACACAGATAAATAAACTTGTGAATAGTTATCTAGGGAAATATGTCGATTTCGATGGTTACTATGCTTTTCAGTGCATGGATTTAGCAGTATCTTATGTGTATAAATTAACGGATGGTTCATTTAGAATGTATGGGAACGCTAAAGATGCGATAAATAACAAGTTTCCTAGTGGTTGGAAAGTAATAAGAAACCAAGCGTCCACCGTGCCTAAAAAAGGTTGGATTGCAGTTTATACTACTGGTGTTTATCAAAGATATGGACACATTGGCATTGTGTATAACGGTGGTAATACTTCACAATTTCAAATATTAGAACAAAATTTTGATGGATTGGCTAATAGTCCCGCTAAATTAAGATGGGATAATTACAGTGGTTTAACACATTTCATCGTGCCACCAACAAAATCTGCAACAACATCAAGCAACGGTTCTGCTAAAACCACTACAGCTAAGGCAAAGACAAGTACACCTAAGACGAAAAAACGCAAAATAATGTTGGTAGCAGGTCACGGATATAATGATCCCGGTGCTGTTGGTAACGGTACTTCAGAAAAAGCTTTTATTAGAGATAATATAACTAAAAGGGTTAAGTCTTATCTTGAAAAAGAAGGGCATACAGTCGCTTTATATGGTGGTTCCAAACAATCACAAGATATGTATCAAGACACTGCATACGGAGATAATATAGGTAATAGAAAAGATTACGGTTTATACTGGGTTAAGTCACAAGGATATGAAATAGTAGTCGAATTTCATTTAGATGCTGCTGGTAGTTCCGCAAGCGGCGGACACACAATCATACCAAGTGGATTAAAAGCAGATAGCATTGATACGGGTATACAGAACGCAATAAAAAAACATGTAGGCACAATCAGAGGTATTACAGGTAGGAACAATTTATTGAATTGTAATGTAGCCAAAAGAATTGGTATTAACTACAGATTAGTTGAGCTTGGCTTTATTACATCATCAAAAGACATGAATGCAATCAGAAAAAATGTCGATGCTTATTGTAAGTCTATAGCAGAAGCTATTCATGGTGGTGCAATAAAAGGTGGTAACGGAAAAAATACAGTTGCTAAAAAGAAAGTAACTAAAAAAACTTCCACAAGTAACGAGAAGTGGAACAAAAACCAATATGGTATACTATGGCGCAAAGAAGTAGCTTCTTTCACATGCAATGTACCACAAGGGATAATAACACGAAAAGTAGGACCTGGTAGACAATATCCTATTGCAGGAGCTTTAAAGAAAGGACAAACTGTAAACTATACTGAAATTCAAAAAAATGACGGTTATATTTGGATTAGTTGGATGACCAATTCTGGTTACACGGTTTACATGCCAGTAAGACAAGTAAAATCTGATGGTAGTTTAGGTCCTTTATGGGGAACAATTTCATAAAATATGCTACAATTAAATTAACCACATAATATACAAGGGTAGGCACTTATGTGCTTGCCCTATTTTTTTATGCTTTTAAATGGTAAAATTGATAAAAAAGAGATAGTTAAATGAGGTAATACATATGAATGAAAAAACTGGTATAGATCAATTTATGAGAAAAGAAATAGAAAACTTAGGAGTTAAATACGATGAGCAGCAAAGTAGCAACGTTGAAATAGCTGAAGCATTAAAAACTGCGAGTAAAAGTTTAAGTGGTAATGCAGGTAAACCGGAATTTTTATTTTTTAGTAATAAATTCTTGATTGTTGTTGAAGATAAGAAAGATATACATAAGCATGAAGCGAAATCTGATAATGATGAAATAATATTAGATTCACCAGAAATACTGAAAGATTATGCGGTAAACGGTGCGGTACACTATGCAAAACATATTATTGAACATACAAATATAATTGATAAGACTTTTGCTATTGGTGCTTCAGGTAATGGGCACTCAAACAAAATAAGCATTTATTATTTGGATGAAAAAGAATACAAATTTATTTCTGATTTAAATAACCTCAATGATCTAAAAGAAGAAAATATAGAAGAATTTTATCGTGTTTCTGTATTAGGTGAACTCCCTAAAGAAGAAAGAGAATTAAGGGAAGTCAATCAAATCGCTGCAGACTTACACAACGATTTAAGGATTTACGGATCACTTGAAGGTGAAAAGAAAGCGTCAGTTGTCTCTGCAATTTTGCTAGCTTTAGAAAACGAAGGTGTCATCTTTAATGTAGATAAGTTACAAGGATTACAAGGCGAAGGAGTTAAAGATGGCGAAATTTTATTTGATGCTATTGATAAATATTTAAGAAACAAAAGTTTAATGCCTCATGCCAAAATTGGAGAACTCAAAGATAACTTTACATTTATTCAAAATGATTTAACTTTAAACAGAGTCCGTGATGATTTAGGAATGACACCATTAAAGTATTTTACTATTAAGTTGAATGAAAAATTAAAGAAAAATATTAAACATTCTGATATGGATGTATTAGGTAATTTCTATGGTGAATTTGTCAAATATGGCGGTAATGATGGTAACTCATTGGGAATAGTTTTAACTCCAAGACATATTACTAATTTAATGTGTGATTTAATTGAAATAAATGAAAGCGATTATGTATTAGATCCTTGCTGTGGATCTGGTGGATTTTTAATTGCTGCTATGAATAGAATGTTAGAACAAGCAACTAATAAGGATAAAGAGGAACAAATCAAACAAGAGCAACTACACGGCATTGAACTACAGCAAAAGTTATTTTCTATTGCAACTACAAACATGATTTTGCGTGGTGATGGTAAAAGTAATTTAAAAAGAGATGACATATTTCACGTTAATAAGAAACCATATGCTGAAAAAATTACAAAAGCTTTAATCAACCCTCCATATTCTCAAGGAAAAATTAAAAATTTAAGCCACTTATCAGAAATAAGTTTCATAAGGGAAACGCTATCGCTTATGAAAAGCGGTGCTAAATTAGCTGCCATCGTTCCACAAAGCACAATGACTGGAGGCAATAAAAATGAAGAAAAAAACTATAAGCGTGAAATACTAGAAAATAATTCATTAGAAACAGTTATAACTTTAAATAAAGAAACATTTTATGGTGTAGGTGTAAATCCATGTATAGCAGTATTTACTGCTGGGGTTCCTCAAGACGATAAGAAACGAGTTAACTTTGTGAATTTCTCTGATGATGGTTATGTAGTACGTAAACATATAGGTTTGGTTGGAGATGGTACTGAAAAGTCTAAAAAAGAATATCTCTTAAACGTACTCAATGACTATGAAGATGCAGATACCAAATTTTTAGTTAAATCTCCTATTACCTGGGAAGATGAATGGCTACATAGTTTCTTCTATTATAATGAAGATATACCGACAGACGAAGAATTCGAAAAAACAATTGCTGACTATTTATCATTTGAATTTGATATGAAATTGCATGGTAGGGGGTATTTATTTGATGATGAAACTGAGTGATAGGGAATGGAAGGCATTTAAAATTAGTGAATTTTTTAATTGTTATACCGGGAAGTATTATAGTAAAAATAAATACAAATCGGGTAATACAGCCTTAATTACAGCTAAATCTCAAAGTAACGGAATCTCTGATTGGATAAATATAAAAGAGGAAAAATATTTTGAAAATGCAATTACAATTGGTAAAGTTGACGCTACTTCCTTTTATCAGCCATATAAATTTGTTTGCTCATCTGATGTAAATGTGATTGAACCAAGGAATGTAAAATTAAATAAATTTATAGCTGTTTTTTTATGTAATCAAATTATGATGCAAAGCTCTAAATTTGATTATGGAAATCAAATCAGACTTAACGATACAAAAGCTTTAAACATCATGCTTCCTTCAACCAATAACCAACCTGACTATGATTTCATGGAACAGTATATCAAAAATAAATATTATGATTTAAAAGTACAAATTAAAGAAAAGCAAAAGCATGAAATTACTGATTGGCGAGAGTTTAATGAGGTTGAGTGGGTGCCATTCCAGATGACTAATATTTTTGATAATATACAAAGAGGAAAACGTTTAACAAAATCTAATCAAATAAAAGGAAATAGACCCTATATTTCTTCAAGTGGTATTTATAACGGAGTAGATAACTTTATATCAAATTCAGAGAATGTCAGACAATTTAAAAATTCATTAACGTTGGCTAATAGTGGGAGTGTCGGAAAAACGTTTTATCAACCTTTTCAATATATAGCAAGTGACCATGTTACTCATCTAAAAAATGAAAAATTAAACAAATATATATATTTGTTTATGAGCACTTTAATCAATAGGCTCACTGACAAGTATAGTTTTAATAGGGAAATAAATGATTTTAGAATAAAAAGAGAAAAAATACTATTACCCGTTTTAAATGGTTTACCAGATTACAAATTCATGGAACAATACATGAAACGTAAAGAGAATGAAATATTGGATAGATTGTAACACTCACCAACTGGTGGGTGTTTTTTTATGCTCATTTATATGTAATATTCATCTTTACATACACGAACAAGTGTTCTATTATATTCATGAGGTGATTATTTATGTTAGCTATAAATGAAGATTTACCAGAACCTTATAAATACGAAACGGACTATCGCAAAATACCTAGAGAGTACCTAAACTCAAATATTCCAAAAGGTAGAGGTTCGGTTAAGTGGCAACCTTTTGCTTCGATTCCAGAACAATATGAGCAGATAGCACAATATATGGAGAACCAGAATAAGATAGACAAACCTCTATTAAGCGACGATCAATTACAACAATTAAATGAAACGTTAGTGTTTAAAATGTTCAATGACCCACACATTAATGTACGGTACTTTAGCAATGGTTATATTAAATCGAAAGAGGGCATTATCCACAAAGTTGACCCTTACACACAAACGCTGCATCTATATGAAAATAAAGGGGTAGATAAATTGGATTTGAAAGATATTGTGGAGATAAAATAATTTAAAGAAATGTGAATAAAACTCTTGAATACTTCACGTATGTGTAGTAAAATTATATATGTAAGGTTGAGATACACCTTACAACCTACATGTAAGGAGGTGAGAGCCGTTGCATGAGGTTATAAAAATACTCCTAGGTCAACCAGTACAAGTCGCAATTGTACTAATTATCCCAGGAGTTCTAAAACAACTTAGATTATGGCACATCGACTATTTAAGTCAAAAGCCAAACAACAAAGATTAATTTAACCGGAGGCATTTCGCCTCCTCCTTACATGTTTATTATATATCTTATAGAGGGGGGTTTCAAGTGATGTATTATATCCTAACAGCAATCGCAGTTATATTTATTCTACTGTTACCCGAATTTATCAAACTAGCCCGAATTAAACACATGAAATCATTAGGTTATAGATACGAAGGTGATGAACTTGTCAGAATACAAACAAACGATCATAAAACTAATTAACAGTGACATAACTGGTTACCAGATTTATATGGATACTGGATTAAGTCAAACCGTAATGTCTACATTGAGAACAGGCAAACGTGATATTGATAATTTAAAATTAGGTACCACAGAAAAACTATACGAATATGCAAAAGCCCACCTAAATGAATAGGTGGGTTGTTTTATGTAAATTAAATTTATTTTTTAGTTGTGTGTAAATAAAATATAAAATATGATAATATTTAAACAAATGAGTAAAAAGGGGTTTATTATTATATGAAAAAAATAACAGTAGTCATACCTAGTTTTAATAATGAAGAAAAAGTATTACAAAGACTATTTGATTCATTAAATGCACAAACAATGGATAAAAATGATTTTGACGTAATTTTTATAGATGACGGGTCTAGTGACTTTGCTGCTTATAAAAGATTAAAAGAAAAAGCAGAATCTCACGATAATTATTTTGTCCACAGAATATCACCGTCAGGTTGGTCAAGTAGACCTAGAAACAAAGGGATAGACTTAGCTGATTCAAAATACATATTTTTCAGTGATGATGATGATTCAATTTTTCCACAAGCCTTAGAACGTATGTATGAATTCGCAGAAACGAATAACTTAGATGTTGTAAACCCTAAAGTAGTAAGGACAAAAGGCTGGTCTTGGGGTTGGGAAGAATACAAAGAGAATAAGATTGACGCTCAAAAAGACGGTGTAAATTCTATGGGGCCAATGACGGTACCTAAATTGTATAAAAAAGACTTCCTAATTGCTAATGACCTTTATTTTTCTGAAGGGGAAAAGGTATGGTGGGAAGATGTTATGTACTCATGCCTTGTATATAGCAAAAAACCTAAAATAGGTATTTATGCAGATTATCCAATTTATCATTGGCGTGAACAAAACGTATCTGCTGGATTCGGAAAAGACTTAAATTATAAATGGTCACAATTAAACAATTTAGCAAAATTTTTCAATAAGCATTTAGATGAAAAAGATAAAATCACAATGATTACTCATTGGTACAATTCACGTGTGC